CAAGGTAGAGGTGCATACGGTCATCTGGTCCATCTCTTTAAACAATTAGCCAGAGCCGGCACTTGCCGATTTTATCACGCGCCTTTTCGATTCAAACCTTGCAGGTAATAACTGATTAGCGCTGTTTGCGCTCAATTGATTTAGATCTCGCCGTTAGTATCTCATCACGGCGTTCAGGGGTTTCAAACTCATCCTGATCTATCACATAATCCACCAAACGCTCAATTCGACGCTCAGAGCGTTCGTCAACTTCTCGATCTCCCTCGCGCTTCAACTCACGTCTCTTTCGCCAGCGTAAATTTGCACGTTCAAACGCAGACAAGTCACACTTGGGCCAGTGACGCTTCATGTTGGATAGCTGATCATCTGTGATCAGCAACACCGGGTTCTTAGATTGAAAATTCAGAACCTGATCCAATGCCTCAATAGCTATGTACAGCATAGATTGCACCGTGCCAGCAACGGCGGAGGTAGTGGAACCATTCCACACCAACACCGCTCCACCTACCGACACGGCAATCTTGGCCCAAAGCTGAAAACCATTTCCGGCAGATGACTGGGCATTCATCACAGCAACAGACAACTTACCATCGGTGTTAGAACAATAAGAATTAATAGTCTGAGTTCCACTCATTGCATGTACATGGTATGATAAATCATACGCACCGGCTTGTGGAAAGGTAATCGTATTCTTAACTTCATCAACCACAGGCTCATTGGCCGTGGTGAAATTGCTGGTTCTAGCCGCATTATATCCGGTAAACGGAGCAGAACCAACAAGAGCACCACTAGCCAACGTATACAAAGAATTAACACCAAAAGCCCCAAGTAGATTTGGGTTCTGCTTGGGATTCCACAATTGAATTGTGTATTCAACCAAGAGATCACCAACATAAGCACCAGGCGAACCACCAACACAACAGATAGTAAATAACGCAGAATCATAGGGTTGATAGTCCTGGCCCGACGGGAGCGCAGCAGTGCGGGTGAGAAACTTACGATAAGCACGTCCGCGCCTGAGGTTCGCATCAACAGCGAAGTCTTTCCACACTACCTCAGAACGCGCCCCGGCATATGTCATTATCTCCTCAACGGAACTAAACTCGGGGTCGGCAACATCGTATTGAGTCGCAGTGTAGACAGTTGCATTGGCATTCGTCCCAACACGATTTCGGAACACGTACTTGATATCAGTGAAGAGGTAGTTTTCAAAGGCACCGGCAATCTGGCCGAGCCATGGGAAATTATCGACCAACCCCGGTTGAATGATATAACGTCCGGCGCCAGTAAAGGAAGCGACCTCAACAATTGGCTGAAGGTACTCTCGATGCCGAATAATGATAGGCTTGCCCTCATTAAACTGCGGGGCTCCCACACTATAGGAAGCCTGCTTGGCACTGGGCATCGAAGAGACCCTCTCCATGTAATTCTTGAAACCAGCATTGCGCAACGGGACGCTGACCATCTTTGACCGCGGACGATTTCTCCCCACAAATTTCTTCGCAAGTGCAGCGATGCCCTGGTCAACTTGGGCCTGGTGAAGTAGTCCATCAACGATGGACTTAGAAACTTTCGGAATTGAGCCCGCTGCTTGACGGCGGCGAGCATTTCGAGAGCGTTTAGAAGATTGCATTAACAAAGGAATCAGTTTGATTCGAGCCGGACACCCAAATATGCCCGGCCTGCAAGGTGGCCCCAACTTACAGGGACCGTTGATTATTAGCGACTCGTTTAGCGGAACGTGCGGATACATGCCTCACACGTTGTCCGGTCAGACGAGGATTATTCTCACTCCATCTGCCTTGAGCGATCCGTCGCTGCTTCCACACCTCAAAAGGTTCTTCCTTTCCATCACGGTGCTTAATCATACGCACCGGTGCACTAGGTTGTGGAGCCACCGCGGGAGGAGGAGGGCTCGGCTCACCCTCCTTAACATCCTTCACTTCCGCCTTCCTCTCTAACAACGGGTCAGAACTAGCGTCTTTGCCGTCGCCGACTCTGGTCCCGTCTACCACAACAGGGACACTAGATTTGGCTGGTGTCGGTTCCTTCAACAGAGAGGGCAACAAGAGAGCTGGGAGATGTTGGGCACTACTTGCCCATGAGCAAAACCCTTTATAATCCACTTCGGGTAAAACGATGCTCAACTCATCCATCATCCACTCTCCTGGTTCATTGGGATATTGATTTTCGACTTCAATTTCACCATTCCATGGCAACATTGGTCGACATCTTTCATCAAATACTAATTCGCCACCGGAGCATCGCTTAACCGCAGCACAAAACTCTCCGATAATAGGCGTATTAGCATCTGACAATATGTAGGACCTAGCCTTTTCTTGCAATTTCATTGCAGAAGGTACATTGGCTGGTAGTTGCACAGTAACATGGAATTTAGACAACTGACGCTTGAGGTCACATATGCTCGATGGATTACCAAACCATACATCTGGACCATAAATCCGAGCCAAAAACTTTATACCGCGCTTCCCGCGCGCGACCGGCTCAAACGTCAATTCCTGACCCACTAATTGCGCTGCCGCAACATACTTCTTAACATCTATGTCAGGAGTCAACCCATCATCACCGCCGTACAACCCGAGGCCCTCCCAGGCCTCATCTGGCTCACGTCCATCCATACGTAGCCCAAGATAAGCAATATACGCGTTAAAAATGGAATTCATAATACTGGTATCAGGTGATCCAGACGTACGCATATATTCTGTCATGAACTTAGTGCCCATAGCTAACTTAGCCTTACTCTTATACTGGGCCTGGTGCAACACACAAAGTTGTTCATGATGTTCAGGGTTAAAATACCGAAGCAACAACATTCTCTCAAAATCTCTCATCAAATTGGAACCATGTCCATCAAACCGAGAGAAGTCGGTATTCGCAGCAGTTTTGGCGTCTTTCAACACCTTAACAACACGGTCGGCAATCTCACGCGGTTTTAACCCAAACGCGTACCACCGTTGTTGCTTAAGCAAGCGTTCAAAAGAATAAGTATATCTAGAATACTCACGCTTGTCAACACCATTTATAGTCGCAATAATGCGCGGGTCTTTAACCCCTTGATATGGTTCCCGCTTTAAGAACCCCTTGATCTCCCGGATGGCTTTGGACCCCATCGACTGATCAAGAATCCTGCGTTGAGTAGGCTTGGACTGACGCTCATACACTTCCTCAAAATCAACAGGACGGGCAAGACCTTGCACAGGAATGAAATACTTAGCAAATTCATCCATAGTGCGAACTAACATAGGCGTTTTGACCAATTCCTTTGGTCTGACGCTAACCACCCTACCTTGGATGGCTTGGGCTTCGTTGCCTTTGGTGACATCGGGTACCCAGGCTTCATTTAGCAATGGTGACATAAACGCAGTCATACCAGGCTTTGCCTCAGGATCATACTCTGATGGTTTAAACTGATATCGCCTAACAGCATTCTCTGCCGGGCAGATAACAGGAGGGACAAAACCCCTCTTAACCCGATGATATCCCCATAACACGGTAGAACCGGCGCGATCATTCTCATAATAATTCTCTACTTGCGCCAATGTCAATGGGTATTTTGATTGAGCAGCCAAATTCTCAAGAGCTTTATCTTTTGCCGCGGGCAATGTCGCCACGGCATAGCTGCCCACCTGTGCTGTCGATATCGTGACCCCATTGTGGATGGTCATCAGCCTAATGTAGTCCCCGTCCACAACACGTAAACGTTGCAGATCACGCGAATATATTCCAGTCGCAGAAAACTTGGGGGCACATTTGGTCCATGTGGCAATAGGATTCAAAAATATGATCTCACGATCTAAAGAAGTAACTTTGCGATCAACAAGATAAGCAGTCGTACGCCACGGCAAACCACAACGGTATGCAGTGGCAACCAAATGGTCAGAACTATACGCCCAAACATGGTGGGTGTAAAACCCCCCACCATTGACCGTATAGACGACCCTGCTATTCCTGTCGAACGTAAAGGAATAATCTTTTGATTCCCTCGCAGCCACATGAGGCTGAAATGTATACAACAACACAGGACACGTTCTGCCCGCCAAATACTCGGGCATATCCATGTACTGATCCACATCGACTATCACCGCAAGGTGGCGATCCGGTGGAGCGTACTCACGACGCTCACACGTTAAATCCTTCGCCCAATACCACTTGCGTGATCCTTGTCTACCCACTAGCTGATCGGTCTTTGACATTTGTACGTAATATGCTGGCAGTCCTATCTGACCAGCCAACCAATCAGCGTATGCCGAGGCCTCCGAACGGTCCAAAGCAGCCCCACCATGTGAATGGTAGGCCACTGTTTTCCCAGTGACCAACTCGGATTCTAGGAAGATTTTACGGGCACGAGTTGGATCCACTGCCACTTTTTCTTCCATCCGGGAAAACACATACCGGGAATAGGCCCGTTCGAAGGCCGAATAGGCCAACCGCCAAAGAATATAAAAAAGCACCACATTGACGGCCAGCCCCAGCACGCTCTTCACCCCATGTCGCAACATACCCTCAACTGGGAACGTGGACAAGAGACGTAAGCGTGCCATGAACTCACTGGGAGTGACCCCGGCGAGAACACTTTCACTAACTAGCATCCACATACCCCTTGGGACACTAGCTATGAGCATTCGGGCTCCATGCCCGAGCGCCGCTGGAGTAAGACCAACAATTCCAGCAGCTACAAGGTCCTTAACAACACGTAGGAGAGCAGGCTTAAACACTTGCTCTCCCAACGGCGGCACCCAACTACGCAGTACCGCAAGCATTGAACGCAACCACCACGTGAAAAGCAGAAGGTTGTAGTCAAAGCAATGCAAAACAGGGGACTAGGC